TCCACTGAGCCATTATTCACCCCAAGTCAATCTTTCTGGTTGATACCTCTTTATTCCCGTAATTCTTAAAGTATTGTTATTACTAACATTTGCTGGATAGATGTTATGAACAACTGCTCCAGGGTACTCACCTTGAATTTCTTCTCCAAGAGATTCTCTCGTTGGAGTATTATCACTAGTGAGATCCATACGATACAAATTTCCCCTCCACATTACATCAGCAGTATAACTTTCGCCAACTTTTTGTGGTTGTTGTGGTTGAGACCCACCAATATAGAGATTTCCGTTGAAATCTCCTGATACGTTAATACTTTCCATTAGCATCTCCAGCGTTTGCGTGCTTTACAAATTGCTTTATCTGGGGTCTTAGAGCAATCGATGTTGTGCATCTTTCTCTGACCATTGGAGCGAGCACAGAAAGACTTGCGTCTCTTTGCTCTCTTACCACCAGGATTCTTTTCAGTTACAGCAGTCTTGAGTTTGGAACCTGGGTTTTCACGACGATAAGCATTAACTGCTTTTTGACTCATACCATCAGTCTTATCTTTTTTGTTGACTTTTTGCCAATCTTCAGGAATGTATTCGTCTTGAATGTCTGGTTGTCCAAGGAGACGATCTAAGATTTTCTTACCACGTCTTTTACCCTCATTTGGGTCATATGGTGTACTTCCCATATCACGCATTGCATCCTGTTGTGCTCTTTTCTTTGGTGATTTATTAATGTCAATAGGTTCTTTAGTTTCGGAAAGTTCATCTCTCCAGTTGGAATATCCTTCCTTTCTAGTCTTTTTCTTCTTTTTAGACTTCTTTACTTCACCTTCTTCCCAACCAATACCATCACGATCGTCATCCCACCAACGCTTTACCTTTTTCTCTTCTTCTTTCACACAATTGGGAACAACTTTTTTACCCTTCTTCTTCATACCCTTTTGAACATATCCATCCCAACATTTTTCACCAAGCATTTCACTGCCAATTCCTTTTGTTGGTTGGAGTGGTTGTGGGGTAACAATATCTACAGATTCGACTTCCATTGGAGCAAAATCATCTCTCCAGTTGGAGAACTCATACCCCTCAGACGTATTGCCCCAGTTAGCAGCACCAACTTTACGACACTTGACTAATGCACCAGAAGCGTAAGCACTTGGCCAAATCTTATAGCGTGACTTGACCTTTTTATAGCAGGCATCTTTTTTTTCATTTTCTACAAGTTCACCTTTTGGGTCATATGAATTACCCATATACTGTCTTTTCAAATCTGGGGAAAGATTCTCAAGACCACCCGTTCTCGATCTTGCCGCATAAGCACCAAGACCACCCTTTACCGAATAATCACTCGGTTTTGCCTTTCTATGCTTATCAAGTTCTTTATCTACTGCAGGTTTTCCAAACTTTTTCATAAGATAAGGAAGAGCTGCAGCGCCAGCAGCAAGAGCGACTTTACCCCAAAGTTCGTTCAGTTGCTCTCCACCAATTTCATATGATTCTGTTGAAACGTTCTTTGCTTTTCCTCTACGATTTGGATTCTTATCCTTACGATTCTTACGACGGAATGCTTTTTCCTCTTCCTTGTCTGAGAGGTCTGCCTTCATTTTTGAAGAACCACACTTTGGTTTGGTTTTTTGTCCTGGTTGTTTGGCACAGGGTTTTCCTGCGTATTTACCACCAAGTTGAACCCAACCAGGGGTGCCATCAGAAGCGCGACTCTTAGTAAACCAGTCACGCAAAGAACTATCACCACTTTTGTTTGCTTCTTCAAGAGGGTTCTCCATATAACCAGCAGCTGCATCCATATTGTGCTCAGTATCAGTAATCTTCGCCTGAAGCCAAGCAGGAATATTTTTTTCTTTTTTACCGAGTGCTTTGCGAAGTGTTTTAATGTTTCTCTCAGTTTTTGCCAACTGAGATTGTGCCATCGAAACTTCGTGGTCACCCCTTTCTTTTGCTTCGTTCACTTTCTTTCTTCCTTGACAGTGTGCTCTTTGTGAGAAACCTTTTGGATTATCGCAATCGATGGACTTCTTGTATTTTGCACTCCAACCCTCTGATACTCCTCCACCATTAGAGCTCCCAGAAGAGTCCCCATTCCCACTTCCATTGCCATTTGTACCATTGCCATTCTTTTTGGTTTCCTCTTCTTCCTTATGCTCACTATCCTTCATAATACGTCCTGTAGATGCCATAAGATGCCATCCCCTAGGAATCTTTTTACACTTCTCAGAAGTGAAACAATAGTAATATCCTTTCTTACAGGACTTCTTTGCCATTATTATTTCTTGGTATCATTATTATTTAGAAAACCTTGCTTGAGTAGTTTTGAGAGTTCTGATGTAGAACCAACAAACAAAGCATTATTTGTAACATTATTGGTTGTTTGTTTGACAGTATCTTCTTCTAAATCTTTGAGTTTTTTCTGAAGATCTGCTAACTTATCTGTAGTATCAGCAACACTCTTAATCAGTTGTCCAGCAACCTCATATGCTCTTGGACTTGCGCTTTCACCGGCAAGTTCCATAATCCCATTAATCGCTTCCTGACCCTTCTCTATAAGTGAATATAGATTGGCACGGGTGTATTCATAATCTTTTCTAATATCATTTCTATCGGCAGGGATTGGTGGTTTTTGAATCTCCACTCTTTCTGCTTCAACAATGCTACTCTCAATATTGAGTGCCTTGTCAATGGAATCATAATTATCAGTCATAGTTATTAGTTAATATCGGTTTGGCGTGTTGGGCTATATTCCTTTCCGTCAGAGAAGAAAGTCCACTCCTCATCAAATCCAAAACTATCTCCTGGATTTGCTGAGTATGGATCGGGTTGAACTGTATACCTCATTTCACGTTTGGCAGTAGCTACATCAGTGCTAGTATACATATCAACCTGAACCTTACGAATAAGTCCATCGCTGCTGTCGGAAATAGGACCAAACAAATATGTTTTTGCCATAAACTGAAGAGTGTGAATCAATGCTCTTCTTGTATCAAAATTTCCTTCATAATCATCTTGGAAACTTACTGATTCCAGAATAATTGGAACATCTCTTTTCTCACCAATAGAATCTACTAAGTCAACTGTAAGATTAAAGTGTGGTTGAAAATATGGAAGAATCTGCTCAATTATCTGTAAAGAGTCATCGTTTAACTTTGAAAGAATATTCAACTCAAATCCGATATTATATGGAACCGGCATAAACACCTTCTTTGCCTTGCTCCCATCGTCGCAAGTCTTAAATGTTTGAATAAGACTTGATTTTCTTGTTGGATCATACTGAATCGATGTCATTTCAAATGACATTCTTGGCATCGTAATTTGAACTGGTTTGTTCAGTTCTGGTTGCTGAGTAACTCTTGCTAAGAATTTTTGACTTGGACCATAAGCAAGTGGAACTTTTATATCACTAATATCATTACCACTCTGGTTCTGATGTCTGATATGAATATCATTAAATAGCGTACCAAACGCTATAATTGTTTTTCGTATTATCTCGTGATAATAATAAGTTCCTAGCATTAATACGTACCAAATGGGTTAGTCTCGGTGAAATCTACAATGTCATCACCAAGAGTTTCAAATTCATCATTTTCAGTGTATTTATCATAGGTATCATCTTGTGTATAAGTTTGGAGAGTGTATACTGCTCCAGAGTCTTTTCCAATGATATTTTCTCCAGCAAAGAATCCCAGTTGTGTAGAACCAATACTTACATTAGAAATTTTAAGAATCTTAGTATCTTCATCCCACTCCTTAACTCTTGCTTCTGTTTTAGACCTAGATCCGTAAATAACCTCATTGAAATAATAGACTCCAGTCCCAGAAATACTCTCTGGGTCGGAAATTGTTACCGTTGTTGTGGCAGTATAACCAAATCCTGGATTTGATACGTAAATTGATTTAACAACGTTAGTGCCTCCTTGAACTCCTATGGAAGCTATTCCAACGGCAGTTTGTCCAACACCAGACAATGCTATTTCTCCTGGAGCTGCAACAGTAACAACTGGAGAAGTCCCAAATCCAGAACCTCCATCAAGTACGGTAAATCTTACAACACCATTATAAGTTGTTTCGATTGAACAAGTCGCTGCAGCACCAATTCCACCACCACCACTTATTGTAATCGTTGGTGGGGCAGTATATCCAGCACCAGCATTGGTAAGTAATATTTTCTCAACGGAGGTAACATCTCCCTTTTTGTGTATAAATGCTACCGCCTGAGCATTGTCACCTGGTTGACCAGTTGGAGAAGTGCTAATTGCTACTACAGGAGCAGAAGTATATAAAGCACCGTCGTTATTTAAGAATATTTCCTTTATATATCCACTAGGAACAGAACCAGATAATGATGCAGAAGCTGTTGCTGTTGCACCAACTCCAATCAATCTTAGCGTAGTAATATATCCTTCTTCCTGAGCCTGAATATCAATTTCTTCGATTGAAGTATCAATAATTTCATCTTCGTATTCAAAGAGTTCACATTTCAACTCAAAAACATAATTTTTACCTAACTGGAAGAAAGGATTTTCATGCTCTACAAATTTCACTTCAAAAAGTCTCTGCCCTAATGGGAAGTAGATAAGGTCTCCTTCTCTTGGTCTGGTAGAAAGTATAATCTCTCCCTCACCACTTTCGTCATCTAGTCCAGACATAAATGGTGATATGAAGTCCTCAAATCTTTCTTTTGATATCGTAAGAATGAGTTCATCCCTTATACTCATTCCAAACTTAGTTAATATATCTCCTGCGCCGCCATATCCATCATAATTATTCAAATATGCTTCAATAGCAAAATTATCGTCAAATCTTGATGATTGAACCTCTTCTAAAATAGTCTTTTTATTAACATACTTTCTAGGAATGTATATAACTTCTATTCCATGAAATCTCAAATGCTCATTAACAATATCCTGAACAAGTCTTTGCTCAGAAGCGGTTCCTTGTAAGAAAAAGGGATTAAGTGCCATTATCCAATAAAGTCGAGAGGTGGAAGTTCATATTCCATTGCCATTCTTGATCTAATATCTGCTAGTTCCTGTTCCGCCGCTTGATAGATTTCTCCACCATTTAACTCAATACCTCCAGGAAGTTTAACACCTTTAAACTTACTGAGATTCTGACCCCATTGTCTCTTAATTAAAGCGGTCAAGTATTTTTTGAGGAAACTATCATTATAAATTTGTGAGAATGATGCTGGATCTAATGCCCTATAGCACTCAAGAACTAAGAAATCACCAGCATCTTGAGACCCCCAATCAATATCAAGATACAATCTATCTTGTCTCTTATTGAATCTTACTTGCTTATCTGTGGTTAGGAGGAAATCAATATCTTCAAGATATGATTTTACCATTGAGTATTGTAAAAGTTCTACCGAGTTAAAGTAGTATAAGTCATTCAAAAACAGTTGATATTTAATGCTGAACATTCCACCAGAAATAGAACTGGTGTCAAACTTAAATATCTTTTCAATTCCAATTACAGATTCTGGTACTTGTATGTAATTGGAGTTTTCATAGAAATTAAAAGTTGTTGTTCCATAACCAGTTATTGTAGAAGTTCCTGTAGTGGTGACAATTCCCACTCCATTCGTTCCCGATGCTTTTCCCCTATCAACATCATCTTGAGTAATTTTATACTTAAGATACATTTTTTCAACGCCGTCATAATGACGTTCGTTGAAATATTGAATGGCATCATCAACTAGATCGTCAACTTGGTCGTCATCGACGTTAATTTCTAATACTGGAGCACCAAGTTGTCGAAAGCAATAATTAATTAGTTCTTGTCTAGTTGATGGTTTTGCCATTCCTTACTCCGCCTTCTCTTCTAATTGTTGCTTCAAATCAGCATTCTCTTCTATCAATGCTTCAATATGACTTTTATAGTCCTGAGTCAGAGTTGCTAATTTTGCTTCAAGCAATACATTTTGATTTGTCAAAGTTGCTAATTTGGAATTGTAAAGTTTAACCAAAACATTCACATCCACTTCATTCTGATTTTCCATTAATTAAAAGCTTCCTCCATCTAATGTTGAGGTCCAGGTTGGTTTATTAGTATATATGGTTGTAACCGTGTTGGGTACAGAGGAAAGATTGGAGATAAATCCATTCTGCCCTTCTCTTCTAAGGTTATTAGAAGCATCGAAAGTTCCTTCAACTCCTACAAGGTCAATTGTAGTTCCGCCTGTTACAGCAGACTCAACAATTCCATAAGCATTTGTTGTATCTTGCTTAACAACGTCTCCAACGGACAGAGTAACTGCGTTATTAACAACCAACGTATTCTTTGTAACAGCAGTTAATACCTGCTTTGAAGTAATAGTTGGTGATTGTGGATTATTTGTGGATCTTTGTAATCCAGTATCATCAAAGAATACAACACCATTGGTGCTGAAATCACCAGACTGATAATAGATACCTTTAACATCTAAGAATCCTTTTGTTCCAGCAACGACACTATTAGTAATCGAAGCATCTGGAACGTAGGTCCATCTTCTACTGTCATCAGCGTGAGTACCGTGAGTTAAAGTTGTTACGGTACTGTCAGCAATAGAACTATCATCTAAACCAAAGAAACCAATTTTATTGTTTGATGTTCCACTACTGGTGTTATAATTAAATCCAATACCACGGTCAGTATTGGTGTCAAATGCGTGAGTAATTGTCAGTTGTGCTGTTGTAGAAATACCAGAAATAGTAGCATCAGTTAAAGTGATAATCTTATTTACTGAATCGTATGCTGTAACAGTATTGGCAGCACCAACATTGAGACCTGCATTTCCACTAATAATATCACCGGTATTGATTCCAACAACAGAATCAAGTCTGATTGTACTTACACCAGATACAACGGTTTCCATAACCGTTCTGACACTAGTTACATCACCAAGAACAATGATTGGGTCGTTTACATCAACTGATGTTGAGTTTACAGATGTTGTTGTTCCATCAATTTGAAGGTTACCTTTTACAACAACCGTACCTTCATTACTCAAACCATCGGGATATGGATCAATATAAATTGTATCTCCACTTCCCGAAAGACTGGAAATTACATTGTCTTCAATTTTGATTGAATCAAATATTGAAGAACCCTCAACAATTATTGTTCCGCCAACATTCAGGTTCTTCTCAATTCCAACACCACCTTCTACAACTAAGGCACCTGTATCTTTATCATTAGATTGGGTGGAATCACCAATTGTGATTTGAACGCCACCATCAAA